GCCCCGATATTGGATTTCCTGTCATTATACCACCTCTATGCTAATTTCTACTTTAACTTCATTCTGTGTAGTTTTCACTATGGGTCTAGTATTATATCTACCTATTAAATAAAACTGTCCTATTTCATTAGTACCTAATAATACTACTTCTTTTATTGTATCTGTAAAACTTTCATTGATAGGTAGCGATGCTTCTATCAGTAGTGTTGTTTCATCTATTTGGGTTACTATAGGAGTTAAAGTAATTGCAGGTCTACCAGCACTACCGTCATCATTTGTAGCAGGTGTACCATCAAAACCGAGTACCATAGAAGTGATACTCGTCTTAATAGTATTTAACAAAGTATTTTTTAAAGCATTTGAGATAGCCATGTGTATTCCTCTTAAACTTCTTGTGATTTATTCATACCTATAGGTAAACCACTCTTCCCTATTAGTCCTCTAGTGTTATTTCCTTTAACACCTCCTATAAGAAAAGCCGTAGTATCAACCCCTCTTTGCGTGACTCTTACTATAGTTCTAATTTGTAATCTACCGAACATAGATATATTTTCTTTAATATTCTGTATAAAAGTAGAAGGATTTGTTTGATTATCTTCCATAGTCATACTTTCATTAATCCCTTGCAGTACTCCTTCAAGACCTGTATCAACAGTTAATAATACTATATCGGATTTCTTTTCTATAGGATAATGAGTAATTTCTGTAATGACATGTTGAGTACCCCCATAATCTACTGTCATACCGGGTCTTAATTCTGTCACATTGATTTGTCCTTCACTAACTATAGTACCGCTTTCTAAATTATTAGAACGGAGTATTTGTCTACCAACTCTTCTTGCTGCATTAGAATTATTTACAGTAGCATCTAATATAGTTTCACCTTCTATAACTTCACCATTAGTACCGCTTTGTCTTTCAGTGTCATTTAAAGTCACTATTACAGAATCATTAAGTGCGATAGGTATACCTTTGATAGTTATTCTGTTTGGGATATTTTCTATTTTATCAGTTGAGTTTGAACCTGTTTTTAAATTAGGGTCTATCACTTTATTAGATTCACTAAATGATATTGGTACATATAACATATTACCGAATCTATCTAGCATAACCATGCGAGTATCATGTCTACCTAAAAATCTTAATGCCGTCATAATATTTACATTGTTAAAATCTTTAGCAACAAAACGCATAGAATGTTTTCTATCTGTTTTACTTTTAATGTTATTTTTAGATATATTTACACTTGTCAAACTGCTATTAGTAATACTCTCTCCAATTCTAATAGCCGTATCAGTAGTTCTAAGTCCTATATCTACCATTTGCCCTAATCTAATTTCTTTATTTGTGAATCCAATGTCTGTTAAAGATTTATTTTTCATGTTTGGTAAATTAATTATATTACCATCTATAGTTGAAGGGATTAATCTTTGTGATGGATTGTTAGCATTGTACAATAATTTAGGTTTATTAGAGTTAGAAATAATTTCATCGTTAAAGAATGGTACTAAAGTACTTGTATGTCCATCTGTACTTTTGTGATTTATTTGTAAATATGATTCTCCTTCAATTATTGAATATGTAGTGTCCGGCATAATTTGAAATGAAAAATTTCCTTCATACTCTATTTTGAAAGGTATGACTTGATTATCATTATTTTTACTTACTTGTCCAATATATACTCCGTTATCTACGAATGACGGTTTGCGTACACGATTCAAAATAGTAGAGAATGTTTCGGCTCTACCATCATTAGTATTTTTAATTAAACGCCCCATCTAATCACTCTCCTGTATGGTCGCCTTTATTATAAGATACATCGTTTTTATGACCCTTCGGGTGTAATGATTGGCTAAATCTTGGTTGTACTGTAAAGTCTTTTCTTGTAATTTTATTTTCCCCTTCAACTTCACTTCTTCTTCTGTTAGCATCTGCTCTATAGTGTTGTAAAGTATTTTCACTAATTAGTATTCTGTTTACTTTATTGTTTAATGATGGAAGTTTATATGTTGAATCTGTATATTTTATATCTGTAGGACTAAATATAGTTAATGAATCATTAGCACTAGAATATATTTGTTGGTGTACACCATCAACAGTTGCATTATAAGTTATAGGTGCATAAGGTGGGTTAGTATCGGGGTTAGTCGCTCTAATGTAATATCCTTCGGATGCTCTTGCATTAGGCATATTGTATGCAAATACACCATACTTACCACCAATACTTTGAGAAAAATAATTACCATTAATAGAACTGTATTGAGGTGATGAGGAACTTAAAGTCATTCTTTCACCAATTTTAACTTGATATTTATTAAGTACTCTAATTGGTCTAACTAAGAATGATATAGATTCATCTATTTTATTCGCATCTGTATTAAAAGAACCTGTAAAATACGGATTAGATGATTTTACTTGAATTGGTACAGTTATATTATATTTATTGGCAAGATAACCTTCTACTTGATGTATTTCTACACTATTAAGATGTCTTTTATATTGTATTATTTCAGCAATCTTACCTATCAATGGTGAAGAAGATGCACCTATCGTACCTATGCATTGTTCATTAGCAGTAGATTTGTAATAATTAGGAGTTAGTGTTGCTACTTGTGTACCATCAATTCTTAATGTCTGTGCGGTCACAGTTCCACCTGCACCATTACCACCATCAATAAACATAGTTATTAAATTAGGTTGATTTAAAGTTGCACTTCCTACTGCTGATATTGCTTGACCATAACTTCCATCTTGCCCTGCCCAAAACTCCCATTGATGACCCGCAGAACTACCGTCGCCTGTCATATCAGCAAATATGTTATATCCCGACCTTGCTACAGGAGTAGGACCTCTACTTTCAAAACCTACTTGGAAATCATCATTGTCATTAGTCACAGACATGACTATAAATTGAGTAAATTCATTAGTGTTTAAATTAGCATCAAAAGCAAGAGTTAGTTGGTCGCCACCATCAAAACTTAAACACGGTCTATTATTGAATGTTGCATCGGAGGCTACAAATGTTGGTTTCTTTGAGGCAGTAGATTGAGTAAAATTTCTTCCTCCGCCGCTTTGGTCTTGCCATTCTGCAATACTATCACCGTTATTTAAATCTAAACTATCGGCTCTAAGCCAAAGTGCTAATCCGTGAGTCGGTACTAATGAACCCCAACTTCCTAATGTAATAGGTGACATATAATTTCTCATTTCCATTATGTAAGAACCACCATAAGGTGAAAACATAGATGTATTACGGAAATTATACATAATACCCGCAGGGTCATGCACAAATGAACCTATACTACTTGTATGACTTAGTATACCTCTTTGTCCTACATTTCTATCAGTATGTAAACTATATGCCACTGAATTTATAACAATGTTATTCTTATCTACACCGTGAATATTTTCAGCATCTAAACCTATTTTTGGACTACTCCTACTTATCATATCGTATACTGTGTAATCTGCTTCTACACCACCAATGTCTCTATCACTTACTGTAGCCTCCGGTTTTAATAGACCGTCTTCACTTATGTTTAGTCTATTACTAATTCCTCTTGGAACTTCATCTGTACCTATGATATTATTGTTCGCTCTAATATACCCTTCACCCAAATTAGGTTCTGCCGTATTATGGGATAAAACTAAACCTTTATTATTTTGAGTGTTAAATAAATCTAATTTACTAAAACTACCATCACTAAATGATGTTGGGTATCTTACACCTCTTCCATTACCAGCACTTCCTACTCTATTTGCATGATACGGGAAAAAGAAATCTACAAGCATGTTTTTTCTATTTTCTCCTAACGGGTCATAATTACCTACTTGTGATGGTACTTTTTGATATGATTGTGGACCTGCTAAAGCGGTAGATGTATTTGATGATACTAAATAGCCCATATTTGAAGTGTCAAAGTCAATTACATTTTTAGTATTATAATATTTATAACCATGATAAAAAGGAGTATACGGTCTATTACTTCCGTCTAAATTCGAGTTAGGGAAATGCTCATAAGCATCTTGAGCATCCCACGCAGGTCTTATACCAAATCCACGAACAGGCATCCTTCTAACATCTTCACCACGAGTATTACCCCACCAATCTACAAGATAATATTGTGAAGCAGTTGCTATATCAAATATACCTTTACCAAACTCATCTCCCCACCATTCTCTTCTTACGGTTGGATTTAATAGATGATTAATATTTTCATCTTCCGCCATACGAGATACATTTCTTAGTGTTCTTACAGGACAACCAAATGGTCTTGTCATACGCATACCGTCTGCATATCTTGTTTGAGTACCAAATATTTCATCGTTAAGCATACCTTGAAAATTAGTTTGTCTTTCTAATATACCTGTATATACATCACTTATATTACCACTTGTAGGTGAAGACTTTCCACCGGCATATGTCCAAGTGTTGTTATTTCTATCAATTTGTACTAATGGTCCGTGTTGATATTCGGATAAAGAATTTGTAGCGGTCACACCGGCCTCAATGTATGCTCTCATACCATACATAGCCCATTGGGGTTTGTTGTATGGTTGTCGTAGTCCAAACCTATAACCGAATGGTCTTGGTCTTACATTAGGGAAGGCTTGATTACCGGCAGTATAACTATCCCAAGTCGCCATAACTGTATCGTAATCAGTATTACTTACACCTGTAGTAGCATCATAAGAGCCATCATCGCCTAAATCTTGCCAAAGAATCCCATTGTTATTACTCGATATAGAATATCCGTATTGCGTAGGTAAATGCCACGAAGCACTCACATAACCATAGCCGTCAAGTCTACTTACTAATGGTCCACCTTTGCTACCACTAGGCCAAAAGTTGTTTAACATAGCAGAAACAGTACTTGTTCTATTAGCAAAACTACCCGGAGTACCCGCTTGAGGTATGTATTCATTTCCTTCTGCATCTCTCTTAGTTGCTACTGTAGCAGAAGAGGCAGGTGAACCATCTCCGCCAACCATTACTGTGCTTCCTACTTTTATTGTAGTAGGAGTATTTTCTCTTACTGTTATAGTAGTTCCATTACTCGTAGTTCCGGTAGTATCTACTGTATATATTCTTCCATCTACGCTTATTTTTGTACCACCGGCTATAGTAAAACTAGCATTAGTCACAATAGTATTAGTGCCATGACTTGCTACTTTACGCTCGGTAGCGTTAGTAGAATCCGGCGGTATAGGAGTTTCTATGTGTAGTGCAAAAGGACCAAGACTTGCATAGTATGTACTGTCATGATAATGTATTGTTTCATAATGCTCCGGCATATGATTTACAGGTGTAGTAGATGTAGATGAACCTGTATTAGCATATTCATCCCCTTCATATGCTTTAGCATTCGGTCTACCCAAATTAGGCGACCAAAGACAAATATACGCATCGGGTACATGAAGACTGTTTGTATCTCTACTCCCTTGAAGTGTTTGTGGTAAAGTTCTTGTAATCATACTTCTTTCCGAATCGGTGAAAATTTCAGCCGCATCTGTAAATATATCGTTTTGTTTCGATAAACGGATAACTGTACCGGCAACTAAGTTATTTGTAAAATCTGCCTGTGCGCCTGTAAGTGTGATGAGTTTAGGTTTGTTCATATTGGTAGCGTCAAAACCACTTCTTGAAGTCCAAGTAGCAGTACGCCTTACGCCGTCAGCATCAATGAAATATAATACTTCACCGTACAATGGTTCTATTGGGAATCCGCTTGCATCGTCTACTGTTAGTACAGTTGAAGTATTACTTACTAATGTACAATGAGGATTTAGACTAATGTTTCTCAATACTGAATCATAGATGTTAGGGTGTAGACTTGGATAACCTGCGAGTGTAAGTTGTGCGCCTATGCTACCCGCATTTGCTCTTATGAATAAGTAATAATTATCTAATCTATGATGGGTTAAAAATCGGAAACCTCTTGCACTTGTACTACCTGTAATTGTAGTAGGTTTGGATGGGTGTACTATAGACCACCACGGTATGTTAGTAGTCATACCCGGTGTGGAGTCTACAAACATTTGAGGGTGATATGGTAATGATTGGCGAGTAAATGCGGGTGCTTCTGTACCCTGTACCCCAAATGGATTAAATGTCATCAAAGGAGGTATGTTAGTAAATTGACTACCTGCATCGGGGTCATGGTCTAACATAACTTCATTAATCATAATTTCACAACCTCTTACATCTGCCATAGTAGCATTAGCAAGTATGAGTGCCATACCACCTGTAGTAGTATCTAATTCACGAATACCTACAACTGTAGCAGTTTGTTGGCTTGTGAAACCTACATTACTACCATCCGGCATATTGTTAGCCGGACCATTTTCATGATAACCCATAAGTTGGCTTGAAAATACATTAGGTTGAATTATTATTTGATATGCACCTACAATACTTGGGTCGGGGAAATGATTGTTAAAGGTGTATCTAGCGTTTGCTCTTAGAACAATAGTATGTCCACCTGCTTTATTGATTGCACCTGCCTGTCCATGAGATGCTAATACTCCATATCCGTCATGCTTAATTTTACTTTCAAACATAAGTGTAAATGCTCCACCGTGTATGTCACTTGGTCCACTAGGAGTAGCGGTCATACTACTAATAACTAGCAACGGGTCATATACTGCTAATTGGTCTTTTATGCTTGCAGATAAAGTATCACCGGGATTTAAAATTATATCTTCTAATAATGCTTTTTCTTTAATTGTTAAAGTAGCAGAAGTACATGCTTTATGTTTATGATATAATCCTTGATAAGCAGGGTGCGCCCAATGACCCGGCATTACGGCCATAGTAGCATTTACAAAGTGATGACCCATTCTAGGCATAGCCATAGGTGATAAATTATTATGAGCAAATTGTTCATAGTATGGTAATCTTGTTCCTACACTAGCAGTTGTTCCAAATGGAATTAATCTATGTGATAAAAGTTGATTGTTAGCATCGGGGCTATTACCGCTAACTTCGGCATGGTCACGGATTCTTCTTGCGGCGAATATTCTTGTAGTACCTGCCGGTATAGGATATGCCGGATTAATAGTTATAGTGTTTGGAGAATCGTAAGCAGGTCCACTAACATTCATTTTTGCTTGAGTGATTTGAATGACTTCATTTACAGTAAGACCTATAACTTCATCATCAGTCAAATCAAAAAGAATTTGTAAAGCAGAAATTTTATCATCATATTGTACTATAGTAAATACTGTTGTAGATGCCGGTTTTATGAGTAATAAAGCAGATTTATTTAAATTAGAATTTTTAATATTAACATAAAAAAATGCCGAATGAGTTTCAAATGGTGAATTATGTAGTTTTTGAATATTAGTAGGTGTATCAGTTATATCATATGTGACACCCTTCCATACTTTGTAATTCAATGCAGAATTTAATATTAAGTTAAATCCATCCGACATGGCTATTGTTAAGTTGTTTTCTACTACACCATTAGTATGAGTATACTGAATAGGTAGTCTTTCACTACTACCTAAATTATTTTTTGTAATGTGGAAATATAAACTTCTATCGTGAGGTTTGTATGAAGTATTTATAGGGTTATTTTTTGTATTATTGACCCATCCCGATTTAGTACTATCGGGGAATTTAATATCACCGTGTAAATCTTGACTAATATGTTCCCATCCGTAATCATCATATGTAGGTCCGAGTTTTGGTCCTTCATTGATATTATTTGAAAGACCGCCTAACTTAGCAAAATTTTCATCAAATAATTCACCTGCACCATTATGACCTTGATAAGAAGGTCTTGTAATACCACCACTTCCAAGAGTCTCATGTTGATATGCCTGTATTCTATCAAAGCCCGACCTAACTAATATATTTCCGGGTATAGAATTAGCATCGGGTAATTGAATTTCTAAATTAGGTTCTACACCGTAGTATTTCATATCTTGTGTAGGAGTATCGTCATGTCCATCATTAGCCGCTACCGCAGGTGCTAAACCTTCACTTATTCTATCGGAGATTTTTCTAAATCCTCTTATGATAGTTCCAAACGGTGAACCACCTTCTACAGTGTGTATTTGTCCTGTATCATCTTCTACACTAATAGATTTAAATTGTATTTCCTCATTAGGAATAATTAAAACATTCCTCAATTCATCGGGATTTTTAGTAGCCATTTGAGGGTGCATAAGTTCTTGTGCTTGTATAATAGGAAACATAGCACTATTTGTAGTTTCAAAAGTAAAACGATTATTACCAAATATTGTTTCTCCTGTTGTATACGGTACATTGTTTTTAACACGAGTAATTGTAGGAACTGCACCTAAGCCTCTTTTATTTACAGAAGGTAAACTTAAATTCCCTCCATCCATTCTTTTCCAAACAATATTTTCTACTGTGAAATTTTTAGAAGAAGAATTTCTAGCCATAGCAAAGGCGTTAGTATCTCCAACCCAACTGTCGTCTTGAGCGTATATATCGAAACTTGTTTCCCTATGATTTGTTGAAAACTTACTTTTAGTGTGATTTTTTAATCCTTCTAATAAGTCTAAATTTAAAGATGCGGGGCTTATATCAATATCTTGGATTAAATCACCTGTAGGATTTAGACAAGGTGTAGCATTTGAAACTCTATTATCACCAAGTACCATAAAAGTAATTT